GGCCAAGGGAACGCCTGCAGCACCTCGTCGCGGCACTGCTCGTAGTGGAGCGCGCACAGCTCGGCCGCCTTGCTCTGCTCGTCGATCGAGTCGATGAACTGGTTCTGCCCGATGCGGGTGAGCGCCATGTTGCAGATTTGAACGACACTGGCCATGCGATCTCCGGAAATGAGTAGGGGCCCGAAGGCCCCTTGGTGTTACGCGTCAGGCAGGTTGCCGGACTCTTCAGGCTTGACGGCCGGCTTGGGGCCGGGCTTTGCCCGTTCGGGCTTTTCGACTTCGACCATCCACGCGCCGAGGTCGTCATTGCCCTTGATGTCGAACTCTTCGCCGACCTCACGCAGGCTCCCGTAGAAGCCCACTGCTGTTGCCTTGACTCGCATCGTCTACCTCCTTACAGCAGGTCCGGATAGGCACGCTGGAAGTTGGCGCCGTCTACAACCTGGGCGTTGAAGGCGCCCGCGGTAAGCGGGCCGGTGCCGATGGTGTAGTAGGCGCGCACGTACCGACGCAGGCCGGGCGGTAGCGGCAGGAATACCTGCTTGCCGGCAGTAAGCTCCGCAATCGGCACGGCCTTAGTGGCCACGACATCAGCGAAGGAGCTGTTGTCGGCCGAGTCCTGAACCGAGAAGGTGACGGTTGCGGCGCCTGCTGCAGTCGGCGCGGTCAGCACGTCGACCGCCATCACCAGCGGAGTGCCAGCACCGACGTCGCGGCCGACGCTGGCGCTCTTGGTTGCGCCTGCGTCGATCACGTCGGTCGATGCGGCGGAAGCGGTCACGGCCTGAGCGGCGGAGACCTGAAGGAAACGATCGATGATCGCCATGTGAACTCTCCTGTGTCAGAGGCTGCGCGGCTTAAACCACGCGAGCCTCGGTGTTGAGGATGGCGTCAACGCGCTTGAACGGAACGCTGTCGAAGGTCATGACCTTGCGGCCTGCAACCTCTTCCATGTTCAGCCAGACGTTGGACTTGTTGGCGATCTGCCGGCGCAGGAAGCTGCGGACGGTGCGGTTGCCGTAGAAGACCGGCCGGCCGACGCGGGCGTTCGGCAGCAGCTCGATGGCCTGGACCATCAGGTCGATCAGGTCAGCACCGGCCGAAGCGTTCTTGGTCAGCGCGGTGACATCGATGTTGGCGATGCGCACCACATAGCGCCAGTCGCGCAGGGTGAGGCCAGCGTTCCACTCGTAGTGGGTACGGATGCCCTCGTACATGCCGCCAGCGGCATCCGAAAGAGTCTCCTCCTTGTTCGCGCCAACCTGCAGACCGCCAACGGTGCCTTCCGGGTAGATGCCATGGATGGTGGTCTCGTCCCAGCAGCACAGCCAGATCGAGGTGTTGTTCGAGCCTGTTCCGCCGGCATCGATGATGTTCTGGCCGTTCTCGGCGCTCTTGCTGTTGAAGCGCGGTGCGAGGCCGGTAATGCGCTCCGGATTCAGCGAAGCGTCGCCGTATATCAGCTGGGTGGCCATGTTCTGGTTCAGGCCCTCGAGGAACGCCTTGTGCTCGGAGAGCATGAAGCCGGCTTTGTCCTTCGACAGCTGCACGAGCTTCTTATCGACCTGGGCGTAGGTCTCCAGCATGCCGGTACCGTCGCGCACCTGTACGGTGGTCGACTTTTCGGGCTGCACGCCGTAGTTCAGCTTGCGCCAGGTACCTTGCGGCAGGCCGGAGCGGATCGTGGTCTTGTGGCCGGTGCCGTCGTTGGCCTCGATCCATGGCATATCGTCCAGAATCTCGTTGGTGCCGTTCAGTAGCTCGATGATCTTGGCGATCTTGCCATCGGGGTCTTTGCGCTTGGCGAGATCCGCCAGCGTGGGGTTGGTGGTATTCAGGGTTGCCATGTGTCAGTCCTCAACTCAGTTGATGTCGCCGAAGAGCACGTCAGCGGTACGGGCGCCGGGCTTTTGATCGCCGCCCATCACGAGGCTGTCTTCGGACAGTGCTTTGCCAATGCGATGACAGAACTTCACCAGTTCGGGGTGGTTACCGATTCCGGTTTCGTTCAGTAGGGAGCGCAGTTCAGGGCTTCCGAATTTCTCCACGGCCTTGATGGCGGTCTCTACGGTCTTGTCGTAGTTCTCGCCGCCAAGCTCCTTGTCCGCTTTCACGGCGTCGGCCCAGCGCTGCGACTGTTCGGCCTGAGCCGCCTCAAGCGCCTGCATACGCTTCGAATCGAGCTGGCCCTGCAGGTCGAGTAGCTTCTGTGCTGCTTCCTGCGACATGCCAAGCTCTTTGGCGATGCCCTTGAAGCTGGTCAGCACTTCCGCATCGAGCTCTGCGCCGTCGGCGAGCTTGAAGTCGGCGTAATCCTCAGGCGCCCCTTGGGGCTGGCCGTCGCCATCTGTTTTCTCTGGCGCGGGCGTTTCCGGGGTCGCCGGGGCCTGCTCAGGGGTTTCAACAGTGGCTCCGGACTGAACGTCTGTCGCTGCGCTGGTGGTGGCTTCCGGGGCGCTTGCTGGAGTCGAGTCAGTCATTGGTTTCCGTTTCCTCGGGTTGGCGGGCGTTCTCTGCTGCCATCACTGCAAACTGCGCTGGACACAGCCGGTCGATCTCGCCCAAAAGAAAAAGGCCGGTATCTCTCCGGCCCTCGTTGAAGTTCATCACCCCGCCGTGCGTGTTGAAGACAGGCTCGAACACCTTGCACCTGGCCATCAGGCGCCAGACGATGCGGCGCCCTCGCGGGTCGTCCATCAGCCAGCGAAAGTCAGCCTCGAGGGTTTCGCGGGACAGCCGCTCCTCGCGCTCAGCCTTCTTCAGGGAGCGCTCATCGCTTGCGTTGGTCATTGGTCTACCAGTGCGGTCAGTGCGTTGTCGTTGGATACGTCGGTTTCAGAGAGCAGCTTGGCGCCCTGGATGCCGGCCAGCATCTGCTGGTTCATGGCCTCTGCCTGAGCCGCATCGGCGCGGGCCTTGCGAATCTGGCCAACCTCATCGTCTGAACGGATGATCGTCGGCGGCACACCAGACATGCCGGCGTACTCGTCTACAGCCTGGTCGAGGTTGAGCTTGTCGACGATGTCCGGGTAGATGCCAGCCAGGTTCCCAGCGAAGCTCACCACGCGCTCAATGCCAGTGACCCCGAGAGCCTTCTGCGCCTGAGCGAGGATCGAAACGTACTCGACGTTCAGATCCATGCCTGCCAGCTCTTGCGGAGGCGGCGGGAGCAGAGGCTTGCCAGGCAGCAGGCCAGACCAGCGCGGTGACGATTGCTCGATCATCAGGTTGAACACCCGATCGATCAGCGGGTCGAGCAGCTCGTCGTTCATCCGCTCGAGCACTGGCCCGAGCATCAGCATCTTCTCTTCCTTGCGCGCCGCGATCTCTGTCGCAGTGCGGACGTCATCCATCGAACTGATCATCAGGAACAGGTCGACGAAGAAGGCCGAGTTGATCCGCTCCTCGTGTGCCTCGATCTCGCCGCGCAATGCCGTATAGGCAGACGGGTTGATCTCATGCAGCGGCGCGAACTGCTGGCCGACGTTCGTCATGTCCAGGTATGTGATGTCGCCTGGCAGGATCGACGCACGCTGGCCGCGCAGTGAAGCAGGAGCACCCATTGGCGGGTTCACCAACTTCTCGAGCATCTGCGCCTTGCGCTTCTCCATCAGCTGCAGGGCCTTGGTATCACCGAGCGCCACTGAGCCCGGACCGTGGCCGTAGACGTTCTCACCGTTGACGTCCCAGCGCGGCACCATGATCGGCGACGTCTGGAACCCGGACTGCCGCAGCAGAGCGTCGGAATCCCCACCCTTCTCCCAATACACGGACCTGAACGGCATATTGCGGTTGTCTGGCCTGCCAGAATCACGCTTGTCGTTCGGCTCGACTGCGTGGCAGACGTCAATCCACGCATCCGGGTTGCTGCTGAGCAGGCTCTGCGCGGCCTGACTCATCGCGTCGCGCCCGAACTGCTGCTCCATCTGGCGCGCTGTCATGCGGAACTCGCGATAGAGCGTGTCCACCTGTTGCCGCGAACTGGTAGCGGCCATGTAGCTGCCTGCCGTGAAGTTGTAGAACCTCACGAACTCGTCATCGTCCGGCATGCAGGCAATAGCGCCGATGCCAAAACCGCCCAGCTCGCCGTAGAGAGTAGGCAGCACGTTGTACAGATTGGAGCGCGCGAACACGTCCTGCATGACGCGCTCGGCCTGGTGCAACCAGGACTTGACCGGCCCGAACTCCATCAGCGCAGCATCAGGCGTGGCCAGCTTGAACCACGGCCGAGATGGGCTGGTCATGCCGGAGAACATGCCAGATGCCAGGATCTTCAGCGCCGCACGCGACGTGCTGTTGATGATCCGCTGGTCCCTGCGCTTGCCCTCGTTGGCGTCGGTCAGGTTCCAGCGGCCCATATCTGGCGCGATGTAGTCGCTGATGTCGCGCCACAGCGGGAGCCAGCCACGGTCACGCTCGGTTTTGAGCTGAGACATGCGGCGATCCAGGCGTTGACGCAACGAATCAGCCATATCATGCCCCCAGGAGCGTTTTCTGCCCGGTCTGAGCGGTTGTGTTTAGCCCACCTGCGCCAGTCAGGATCGTGCTACCTGCGCCTGCCGCTGCAGCCCTGCGACGCCGCTCGTCCTCGCGCGCCTGCGTGACGCCAGGGTCGACCGCAGTAGGCGTGGACTGGGTTGGCGCATCTGGAGCGCTCGGGGGCTTGGGTGTTTCCATATCAACGAGGCCGAGCGTGGCCACTTTGACGATCTTCTTGAGCGAGCTGCCGCACATTGTTTCTACCTCGCAAACGGGTCGTAGTCGCTGAGCAGCGCTGTACCGTGCTCGTGCGTGTGCTGTGATTTCTGGACGGGGAATGTGAAGGTCAGGGCCAGGGCGTCGGCGATGTCGGGAGACGGCAGGCCGCGGGCCTTAATGTCGTCCTTCGCCTCGAGCTGGATCTTGCCGGCCTTGTCATAGCTGTAGGTCGGAGTCGCCAAGTCTTGCTTGAGCCTGGAGTCAGCCGGGATAACACCGCCCTGCCTGATCCAGTCAGCCATCGAGTACCACATCTCGGCGCGCTTGTTCTTGAACCGCGGATGCCCAGCAGCGCCGCCGAAGTGAACCTCAATGACGTGGAAGCCAAGCTGCCGGAGGCGATCGATAACGCCCTGTCCGTGGCCAGCGTCGATAAATACAGCATCAGGCTTGTGCTGGGTGATCTGCTGCGCCACATGGCCGGCGAAGGTCATGTTGTCGATGCCCTGCCACACCAGCGGAGGGAACGAGCCCAGGCCCTGGCGCCGCATAATCACGCACGAGTCATCGCCATAGCGGGCAACGTCAACGCCCAGGACGACAGGAGCGAAGCTGTACTGATCCTCGCGCAGCGTGCGGCGACTTGAATCCTCGACCTCGGACAGACTGAGCAGCTGGTCATCACCGGCCGCCGAGAAGTCGCACAGGTACTCGCGAGCGAATGCGTTCTCGCTCATGTCTGCCCGCAGGCGCGTGACCTCACCCTCCTCAATCGCCCTGGTGTCGTACACTGTGTAGCGAACACTTAGCCAATCAGCCTTGGACTGGCCGTCGAAGAACAGCTTGGAGAACAGGTTGAGGCCGTGCGGCGTGCCGATGAACAGCGCCCAGCCCTTGCGGTCGGACAGAGCCGGCTGGACAACCTCCTCCCACAGCTCCGGCTTGATCTG